TGAGCATAAGAACAAGAGTTATAGGCGGCAATAGTTTAAAAGATGAATTGAAGAATCTCAACAAAGAAATCAAAAGTGCAGTATATCAAGAAATCGTTGATGGTGCATTCATCATACAAACAAAAGCAAAACAAAATGTGCCTGTAGATACAGGAAGATTAAAAACATCGATCATGACACTAACAAAAGATATTAAAACTTATTCATACACAGACAGAGAAGGAAACAGCTATGATGGAAAATTAAGAACAGTACAACCTTTCGGATATGATGTATATGTCGGTTCAAACGTTGAGTATGCAATGAAGATACATGAACAAGGTGGAGGAGGTCCTTTTAGCGGAAGAACAGCAGGGGGACAAAAGAAACCTAAAGGATATGGAAGATATTACTTGAAGAAAGCGTTTGAAGATGTTATTCCGATGATCATAACGAGAGTTCGAAAGATAAAGGGGATAGAATAATGACGGCAATGTGGAGCGTGCAGAAAAGTTTATATACGGCGCTTGCGTCTAATTCAACCTTTATGACTAAAATCGGTAATAATCTATATGACGAGCCGCCGACTAATGAACAATATCCATATGTAACTATCGGAAGCATGACAGAAGCCAATAACAATCGATTGAATAAAAGCGGTTATTATGTTACATTGGAATTGCGTATATTTACGAAAAACGGGCGCGGCGGATTCAAACTTGCAAAAGAAATTCTTGAATTAACAAACAATGTTATAAATCTTCAAAAGTTCAGCACGGATAATTTTACGATGGTTCAATGTTTTTACCGTTATTCAAATACAGAAAGAGATCAAGACAAGCATATTATAAATGCAAACTATGACATTATATGTCATTAAAAAAGGAGAGGTTAAATAATGGCAGGTACATTTGGAAATGGTGCGATATTCAAGCTTAATACAACAACAATCAGTGAGATCACAACAATTTCCGCGCCAAATCTAACAGCAGAAACAATTGACGTTACAACGCATTCTTCCGCGGGTTCGTATCGAGAATTCATCAAAGGGTTGCGAGATGGCGGAGAGATTTCAATTGAAGGAAATTTCACAACAGCGAGTGCAAGCGCAACAATCATTCAGCTTGAAACAGCAAGCACGACAACCGTGACTATTGACTATCCTACAAGCCCGAGCGTGACCAGATTCACAGCAACAGTACTGACAACAGGCTTCACGATGGAGGCACCAGTTGACGGAGTAATCCCATTTACGGCAACATTTAAAGTTACAGGTAAACCTACACTAGGTCAAATTTAATAAAGGGGAATCGATATGCCGCGAGTTAAACAAAGAAATAATAATGTTCAAATTCAACTTGATAAACTTAGATATTTAAGATTCGACCTAAACGCAATGGCGGCGTATGAAGATGCTACAGGAAAAAGCGCATTTGCTATTGGCGATGACATAAACGCAAAGAGCATTCGCGCTTTACTGTGGGCATGTTTGATTCACGAAGATGACAAGTTAAAAGTTGAAGATGTCGGAGCAATGATTCACACGGGCAACATGCAGGAGATCACAACAAAGATTAATGAATTAGTAAAAACATCGACAGATACAGGCGAAGAAGAAGAAGCAGACCCAAACGAGAGCCGCCAAAATTAATTGAGATATGGGCATATGGCGTCACGATACTAGGCTTAAATCCGATTGATTGTTGGCGGTTAACGTTAAAGGAATATCATTATCTAGTCAAGGCTTATGAAACACAAATGAAAAGAGAAAATTATAGGTTTGCCCTAGTATGTTCAGTAATCGCCAATGCGAACAGAAGCAAGGGCAGACCTTTTCGGGTTGAAGATTTCATGCCAAAAGAAAAGAAGAAACGACAAACATGGCAACAGCAATTGCAGTTCCTGCAAGCCTTTGTTTCCTCTTATGAAGGAAGTGATTAAATGTTAGATGAATTATATGTGAAAATATCTTCGGATTTTAGCGATCTTGATGAAGGTATTGATAAATCACAGCAGAAAATACAAAATTTCGCAGATGAAGTTTCTCAAGTTGGAACAACAGCATTTCAGCCGATGCAAGAAACAATGACGGGATTGGGTAGTAATCTTGATATTGTTGCTACAGATTTAGGCGGATTAGGCGAAACGTTTAATCAAACAGCAACAAAAACAACAACATTCAGCGGAAGCTTAAAAACATTACAAACGGATTTTGATGGATTAAAACAGAAATTTGCAGATCAGCAAGAAGGATTGACACGATTTGGCGAAGGCATGGCAAACGTAGGCAGTAAAATGACTATGTTTATGACATTGCCTATTCTTGCGGCAGGCGCGGCGAGTTTCAAGCTTGCAAGCGATATGGAAGAAACAACAAACAAAGTCAATGTCGCTTTCGGAACATCAGCAGAAAAGGTATTGCAATGGAGTCAAACATCTATTGAGTCAATGGGACTTGCAAGTCAAAGCGCACTTGATGCGGCGGCATTGTTCGGCGACATGGCAACATCGATGGGATTTACACAGGAAAAAGCCGCAGACATGTCGATAAACTTGACTCAATTAGGCGCAGATTTGGCGAGTTTTAAAAACATCCCAATGGAACAAGCTATGAATGCGTTAAATGGCGTATTCACAGGCGAAACCGAAAGCATGAAGATGTTAGGCGTAGTTATGACAGAAACGAATCTTGAGGCGTTTGCGTTATCTCAAGGCATCGAAAAAAATGTTGCAGACATGACACAAGCAGAAAAAATAAGTTTAAGGTATGCATTCGTACTCGATGCAACAAAAAATGCGCAAGGCGATTTCGCGCGAACATCAGAAGGCGCGGCAAATCAAATGAGAACATTCAGGGAATCATTAAAAGAATTGGGAGTGCAATTCGGGCAAGTTATATTGCCTTTTGTAACAAGAATGATCTCTAGTCTGAATTCAATGTTGCAAGCATTCACAAACTTGCCTACAGGCGTGAAGAAATTGATTGTGGGTTTAGCGGCATTCCTTGCAGTAGCGGGTCCTTTATTGTTGATAACAGGCAAAATATTGATTGCACTTCCTTTCCTTAAAGCAGGGTTCTTAATGGTTGTTCCTGCGGTCAAAGCTTTAGGCATAGCACTCAAAGGACTTGCACTTAATCCGATGGGAATGATCATTACAGCTATTGGACTAGTTATTATTGCCGCGATCTATATGTGGAAGAATTGGGACACTATCAAACTACATCTTATGAAAATAGTCAATGCGATTGCGTATGGATTTCAGCAAGGATTATCGTATCTTAAAACATTGATATTTAAGTATGTTGATATGTATTTAGCCGCATTTCAGAAGCTATTAGGATGGATTCCTGGACTAGGCGACAAAATAGATCAAGCAAGGGAAAAGATGTCATCTCTTATAGACGAAGAAAAGTTGAAGCGTGAAACAAATACTTTTAATTTCCAAACCGAACAAGCCGCATTAAGTGCAGAATTAGCGGCGGCAGAAATGGAAAAAGCTAAAAAGAAAACAGGCGAATTGGGCGAAGAAATCTCAAACACGACAGATAAAACATTTGAATATAACGATGGATTAGGCGATTTAAGCAAAATAACAGCAGATGCAACAGAATCTACAGAAGATGCAAAGAATACTGAAAAAGACTATAAGAAAACAGTTGACGACAGCAAAAAAAGCGTGGAAGGATTAACAGATTCGACAGGCGGATTAATCGATGCAAGAAAAGATTTATATAATAAATCAACTGAACAATTGAATAAACTTGGCGATGCTTTAATTAAAGCATTGAAAAAGCAATATGAAGAACAGCAGAAGATTGAAGTTGATGCACTTGAAGCAAGACGAGATAATGAAGAAAATGCATTGAAGGAATCATTGAAAACACTTAAAACAAATTATGATAAACAGGTTAAAGCACTTAAAGACAAGGCGAAGCAAGAAATACAAGTATTAACCGATGCACAAAAAAGCAAGTTGCAAATAATCGATGCCGAAACTCTTGATCAAGTCAATGCATTGCAAAGGCAGATTGATGCGATTAATAATCTGACAGACCAAGAAGAAAAACAGCTTGAGGAACAAGAATATAATACACGCATAGCAGAATTGCAAAAGGAAGTTTTAAGTGCAGACAGCGCGGAAGAAAGATTAAAAGCACAGCAAAGATTAAATGAAGAAATATCGAAACGTCAAAGGGAATTATTATTAGAAGAAAGAAAGAATCAAATTGAATCACTCAAAACACAGATTGAAAATATTCAAGATAATGCAGATCAGCGAAAAAATGAAATTGAAAAGCAGACAGAAGCGGAAATAACAGCGATTGAAACAAGACTTGATAATCAGCTTACCGCAGAGGAAACCGCGTTTGAACAGCAACAAAACGCATTGAATCAAAGACTTCAAGCAGTTCAAACTTTTTATGAAAATGAGATTAAATTAGCAAAAGAAAAATATGATAAACTTATGACAGATGAAGCGTTATTTGAAGAAGCGCGGCAAATGGTTATTAAAAACAATCAAGAAGAAATATTGAAGTTGCTAGGAACATATAATCCGAAATGGCAAAACGCAGGACAATCATTTGGAAATAGCCTAATCGAAGGATTGAACAGTACTAAGGCGACAATTCAGCAAACAATAAAAGATATGATGAAGATGCTTGATACATTAGATAATGAAAAAAAATATTTAAGTGGTCTAGTTCAAACAGGATTAAAAACAAATAATGTCGGGCTAGTAAAATGGGCGAAAAAACAAGCAGAAATGATGGGCATTCCGATGCTTGCAAAGGGCGGACTAGTAAAAGGTCCTACATTAGCAATGATAGGCGAAAAAGGACCCGAAGCAGTCATTCCGCTTAATCGTATGAATGATTTCGCAGGGACACAGCCAATTAATGTCTATCTTGATGGAAGAAAGATCACAGGCACAATTGCTCCGCAAATGGTAGATATGATTCGAGGAAGAATAGGTTCAGCATATTAAAGGAGGAGTTTTTATGGTAGTATTTAAAAACGGGATAAAGATAACAAGTATTGACTCATTTTTCGCAATCACGCCAAGCAATAGCGTTGATTTGGCTAATGAAACAATTGCGATTTACGTAGGCACTCCAGGCGATTTACGTATTGATGATGTAAACGGAAATACAGTAACATTCAGTAATTTGGCTAACGGAATATTCCACCCGATACAAGCTAAAAAAGTATACGTTACAGGCACAAGCGCAACAAACATCATAGGCGGATATTGATATGTTCGGGTGGCTAATCGGGCGTAACAAAGGCTTCCAACCAAACACAATACCTAATATGAGATTATGGCTAGATGCTACACGTATTAACCAAGCCAACAACACAGCAGTAGCAACATGGGCAGACCAAAGCGGCAACGGCTATGACGCGACACAGTCCACCACAGCGGCAAGACCGACTTATATTGCGAGTGGGCTGAACGGCTTGCCTGTGGTGAGGTTTGATGGGACGGATGATAATCTTGCTTTAAGCGGTGGCGCGTTGGGGATGCTTAGAAATGTGGCGGGGGCGACAGCTTTTGTGGTGGTCAAATATCCCGCCAACTCAACAGCTATGTTTCCTTTTGCGATTCGAACAGAAAGCACTGGTCCTAGACTTCAAATGCTAGCAAGTTCTGCAAATAAATTTCAAACTGCGGGAAGAAGATTGCAAGCCGACACAACAATTACATTAACATCGACGCAATCAGTTACAACAAACGCAGTTATACAAACAGCATTTGCCGATTATCAAAACACAATTTTAAGACAATTTATAAATGGTACAATAGATGGCGAAAATTTAAGCTTTCAGACATCAGGCAATACGAGTAATACTGATAGCAATGCTATTTCCATCGGAGCTACAGCGGTTCCGAGCTTTCCTCTTAACGGCGACATCGCAGAAATCATCGTATACAACCGAGCCTTAAACACAAGCGAGCTTGCACAAGTCCATCGCTACCTCAGTCGAAAGTGGGGGATACAGCTTGCGTAAAGTTATCGTTATACCCAAGGCAGAGAGGGACAGCGCCAACACATTCTGCAATTCAATAGGCGCAGAGGGCGAAACGTTTACAGTCAAGTTATACACAGGCACAACACATACGCACTATATCTGTAATTGGCTAGTCAGCGATGCAGAAGCGGCGGAGATAGACAAGTATTTTACGCTAGTATTTGATGATGCGGAATTTGCTATTAATACATTGGGACTAAATAAAGGTGAGATAGATGCAGATATTTATTAGTTCAATAGATAGAACATCAAACTTCAGGAGTGGAACACTTGAAATCGAAGATGTAATCAACGAAAGATCAACAGCAAGATTGCAATTAATTGATGTTTCGGGTTCTCTATCGATTCAAGATGGAGAACCTATTGAAGTTTATGACAATGATTCAAACTTGATCTTTTCAGGTTATTTATTATTTCCCAAGAAATTCGTACCTATCGGGAATGATGCTATATTTTACGATCTTGAATGTGCAGATCAACATCAAATAGCAGATAGATGGCTTGTGGCAAAAACATACTTAAACACATCAGCACAGGATATTGTGAATGATCTTTATTATACGTATTTAGAACCCGAAGGCGTAACAATCGGCGAAATTGACGGCGTATCATTATTTCCTGCTAATGATTTATACCCAAGCGAATCATTATTTCCGTTTGCGTCAACGGTGATCTTGGAGCAAGCAACATTTCCGAGAGTCGGAACAGTCGCAGATGCTATGAATGAATTAGCAGAAATAACTGGTTATCAATGGTATATTGATTATGATAAAAAGTTTTATTTTGCCCCGAGAACATTTTTTCAAGCCGCGTATGATATTCAAGACAATTCCGCGATAGTAAATATAAACGTACGCCAAGACAGATCACAATTCCGCAATAGACAATACATCCGCGGAGGGTTAAGTCAAACAGATTCGATTGCACTTGAAAAGCCGACACCGAATCCTGACGGAGTTTCAAGAACATTCATTTTACGTTTCCCCGTAGCAGAAAAGCCAAATATTTTCATTAATTCAGTTCAAATTGACGCAAACGACATCGGGATAAACGGTATCGACACAGGAAAAAAATATTATTATCTATACAATTCAAATACAATCATTCAAGACAGCGCAGAATCGGTTTTAACGAGTAGCGATGTCATACAAGTAACTTATAAAGGCTTGGTTGCATTAGCCATTGTAGCCGAAAATCCTGCGTCTATAGCGCAAAGAAAATCAGTAGAAGGCGGAACAGGAATTTATGAAAGAATAGACATTAATGAAGCGATCTCATCCCGTCAAGAAGCATTAGACATTGCGAATGGGAAACTAACAAAATATGCGAAAGTCGTGAATGAAATAACGTATGATAGTTATACAGCAGGACTTGCCGCGGGTCAGCTACAAAATATTAATTTATCAAAATACAATATATCATCAACGGATTTTTTAATTGACAAAGTGCAGATCACAGAATTAGACGGAACAGGCAGATTGATCTATTCAGTACATGCAATTGACGGAGAAACATTCGGCGGATGGCAAAAGTTTTATCGAGATTTACTCCGAGCGGATTTGAAGATGAGTATAAGGGAAAATGAATTATTGGTGATCTTGTCAACAGTAGCAGAAGCACAAGGATGGAATGAAATAAACACTATAAATGTATTTACATGCCCTTTACCGAGCGAATCATTATTTCCAAGCAATACATTATTCCCATGTTGAGGTGATGCAGATGAATGATTTAGGATGGTTCGGAGATTTCGAAATCATTACAGATGATGAAAGATTCCTGATCAAAAACAGAATAACAAATGCAGGGTTAAACTTATTACGTGATGCACTAAACGGAGAAGTGACATCATGCGAGATTAAATATTTAGCAGTCGGCACAAGTTCATCGGCGATAAATGATAACGACACGCAATTAGGAAATGAAATATTTCGCGCTCAATTCGTTTCAACAACAAAACCCGATATAGGACAGCTAGAAAAAACAGTCGTCATCTTAGATAACGAAGCGGTCGCACCAATAGAAGAAATAGGAATATTCGCAGGGGTTACGGCCTCAAGTACAACAAATTCTGGTATAATGATTTCAAGAGTTTTATATAGCCGCAATAAAACAAACCTTGAAAGTATTCAAATCGTAAGGCGCGACTCAATACAAAGGGGATGATAATATGCCGCAATACAGCAAAACAACATGGGTTAATGGAAGTTCGCCTGCTATTAATGCAACAAATCTAAATAAAATTGAAGATGGTATATTTGCAACAATCACACAAGACGGAAGTACTAGCATGTCAGGACAATTCGTTACAATAGCAGGGAGTGCAACAACACCGAGTATCGCACCAACAGGCGATAGTAATACAGGCGTATTTTTCAGCGGCGCAGATGTCATTAATCTTTCAAGTGGCGGAACAAGAATAATGACAGCGTCAACATCTTCAATTGCAATAACAAATTCGCAAATATTCGTCAATGCAGGAACGGCAGGAACGCCGAGCATTTCGCCGACAGGTGACGGAAATACTG